TAACAGGTAAAGGTGCTGATTTGTTGATTATTGATGACCCACACTCGGAGCAAGAAGCTGTAATCGCAGAAACAAACCCGGAAGTCTACGATAAAGTCTACGATTGGTACACATCTGGCCCAAGACAGCGTTTACAGCCGGGGGGAGCCATTGTTGTTGTAATGACTCGGTGGAGTAAACGTGATTTAACGGGTCAGGTTATTAAGTCTAGTGCTCAATACGGCGGGGATGAGTGGAAAGTGATTGAATTTCCTGCTATTCTGCCTTCTGGTAATCCTGTTTGGCCTGAATTTTGGTCTTTGGAAGAACTTGGCGCTTTACAAACACAGCTTCCTGTACCTAAATGGCAAGCTCAGTACCAGCAGACCCCCACATCAGAAGAAGGAGCTCTGATAAAACGGGAATGGTGGCGTATTTGGGAAGATGATAACCCTCCCCCGTGCGATTTTATTATTCAATCGTGGGATACAGCGTTTTTAAAGACCAACCGATCAGACTTTTCAGCTTGCACCACTTGGGGTGTGTTTACTAGGGAAGATGAAGATACTGGAAGAGCCATTCCCAACATTATTTTGTTGGATGCGTATAAAAAACGTATGGAATTTCCAGAATTAAAGGTTAAAGCGCAGGAACATTATGTAGATTGGGAGCCCGATGCGTTAATTGTAGAAGCTAAAGCTTCAGGTGCTCCCCTTGTTTTTGAATTGAGGGCTATGGGAATACCTGTATCTGAATATACTCCGACTAGAGGTAATGATAAAATCGCCAGAGTTAATGCTGTTACTGATTTATTTGCTTCCGGGGCGGTTTGGTGTCCTGATACTCGATGGTCTCAGGAGGTTATGGAAGAAGTAGCATCATTTCCTGCTGGTGAACACGATGACTTTGTTGATTCTATGACCCAAGCACTGTTGCGGTACAGGCAAGGCGGGTTTATTCGTTTAGGTAGTGATGAAGAAGAAGATGAGTTAAGGACTTTTAGACGTAAGAAAGCTTTTTATTAGGAGATTGTGATGGCTGTGGAACGAGGGGAAGTAAAGGATTTTTGGGAATTTACTAAGCAGAGGTCTCAACAGCTTATTGATGTTATGAATAATGATTTTCGTGAACGAGTTAATGACCACTATGCTTTATATGATTCTTTTACGCAAAAACTAAAAGTTCGGGATGAACGTATACAAATGCAGGGGGAGGCAGTAGTTAAAAAAGCTAAACAAATCAAAGAGTTAGAATCCCGTGTTCGGGTTTTAGAAGCACAGTTAGATATTTATAAAGGAAAGCGTCATGGCAATTGATAAAGCTATTGCTGTAGGAATAGAAGTACCCCCTAAACCAGAAGGGGAAGCCCCAGAAGAAGTACTTGATATTTCTATAATGGATGATGGGGGTGTAGAAATAGAAGTCGGAGGCGGTGGTGAAAAGGAAGATGAGTTTAATGAGAATTTAGCTGAGGATATGGATGAGGATGTTCTTGGTTCTATGGCAGAGGATATAATCGCCCTGTTTAACGCAGATGATGATAGTCGTAAAGACTGGAAAAAGACCTATGAGGATGGGTTGGATTTACTAGGACTTAAAATAGAAGATAGGACAGAGCCTTGGGATGGGGCTTGTGGAGTATTCCACCCGTTATTATCTGAAGCTGTAGTGCGTTTTCAAGCAGAAGCTATTACAGAAACATTCCCTGCGGCTGGCCCAGTAAAAGTTAATGTTGTGGGGGCTCCTTCTAAAGAAAAAGAGAAGGACGCAGAAAAAGTACGGGACGACATGAACCATAGGCTTGTTGATGAGATGACAGAATATCGTCCTGAACATGAACGTATGCTGTGGAATTTAGCTTTAGCGGGATCTGCGTTTAAGAAAGTTTATTATGATCCAGTTATGCGTCGGCAATGTGCAGTGTTTATCCCTGCGGAGGATCTTGTAGTTGCTTATGGGGCTTCCGACATAACCACTTGCGCCCGTGTTACACATATTATGCGTAGAAGTGAGAATGACGTAAAGATAATGCAGGTTAATGGGTTCTACCGTGATGTAGATTTAGGTGAGCCGGGTTTTTTACGTACCGATATACAACGTAAAAAGGATGATACAGAAGGCGTTGATTTAACAGAGGATAGTAGGTATGAATTGCTTGAGATGCATGTTGAGTATGATCTTGGGGAGGATGAGAATCAGATAGCCCTACCTTATGTGGTAACTATAGACCGTTCTTCCCTGCAAATTCTGTCTATTTATCGAAATTGGGAAGAAGATGATGATTCTCGTAAAAAACGTAATCATTTTGTTCATTACACCTATGTTCCGGGCTTTGGTTTTTATGGTTTTGGCCTTATTCATTTACTTGGCGGCCACGCTAAGTCTGGTACTTCTTTATTACGCCAGCTTGTAGATGCAGGTACTTTAAATAATTTACCCGGTGGCCTTAAAAGTAGAGGGCTTAGAATTAAAGGTGACGATACTCCAATAACACCCGGAGAGTTCCGTGATGTAGATGTACCCGGTGGTAAGATATTGGATAATATAGCTTTTTTACCCTATAAAGAACCTTCACAAACCTTACTTGCTTTATTCCAGAATATTGTAGATCAGGGTCGTTCAATGGCGGCTGTATCTGATTTTAAGTCGGTTGATCTTAATTCTGAAGCCCCTGTTGGTACTACTTTAGCTATTTTGGAGAGAATGTTAAAGGTTATGAGTGCTGTACAGGCTCGTATGCATAGTACGATGAAGATGGAGTTTAGGCTTCTTAAAAGAGTTATTAGCCAATATGTACTGGCAGATGATCCAGAGGAGCAAAAAGCTTACGACGAAGTGGAAATTATTCCGGTAAGTGACCCTAACGCTTCTACTATGTCTATGCGGGTTGTTCAATACCAAGCAGCTATACAGTTGGCCGGGCAAGCACCTCAATTATATGATTTACCTTTGCTACACCAGCAGATGCTACAAACCCTCGGCATAAAAGATGCTGCAAAATTAGTACCTACCGAGGATGATATGACTCCAAAAGATCCGGTAAGTGAGAATATGGCTATACTTACAGGTAAACCCGTAAAAGCCTTTTTATATCAAGACCATGCCGCACATATACAGACCCACATGACCGCAGCACAGAACCCTCAAATAGCCCAGTTAATAGGTCAAAGTCCTATGGCTAACGCAGTTCAGGGGGCTTTAGCTGCTCATATAGCAGAACATGTGTCTATGCAATATAGGGCTGAGGTCGAGAAACAAATGGGTATAGAACTTCCACCGCCTGACCAGCCATTACCTGAAGATGTAGAAACTAAGTTATCGCAGTTGATGGCGCAAGCTTCACAGCAGGTACAACAGCAATCTATGACGGAACAAGCTCAACAACAAGCCGAGCAACAAGCTAAAGACCCACTTGTTCAAATGCAACAACAAGAACTTCAGATTAAACAGGCTGAAGTACAGCGTAAAGCTTCTAAAGATATGATGGATGCTATCCTTAAAAATGAACAGCTTGAAACTGAAAAACAAATTGAAGGCGCAAAACTTGGTGTTGAATTGAGTAAACAGGAGAAAGATTTAACTGCGAAACAGAAAGCGGAAGGGCTTAAAATAGGTCTGGAAGTAGCCAAAGAGCTTACTGAACCTGATGAGAAAGGTAGGTTTTAATAATTAATAGGAGAGAGTAGATGAGTACTATAGAAGAGGAATTTAAAAAAGATTTACGTCAGTTAATGAATGAATACGCCGATACAATTTCTACTGGAGGCGCACAAGATTTCGCTCACTATCGGCATCTGGTGGGTGTGATAGAAGGTCTAGCTATAGCTGAAAGGGCTTTCTTAGATCTAATTGATGCTGCTAAAAAATTTGAGGAGTAATATGAATAGTGCTATTGGGGCTATTGATGTAGATAAAACCATCAAAGAAGTTGAAAAATTGAAAGACAAATCATTAAGATTACCTAAACCTATAGGGTATAAGTTGTTGGTTACGTTACCTAAAATAGAAGAAAAAACCGCTGG